CGAAACCTGTTATGAATGGCCCTGTTGTGAATATGCGGTGGCTCTGAATATTCCTTCAACAGTTCATAACTGGGTAAATCAAACAACTGAATGGGTGGACCCCGAATGAGTAAGAAAACTTCCGAAACCAAAAACACGACATTTACCACTATCAAAGCTATTTCAGAGACACGACCTCTTACGTATAAGGATTTGAAAGACGCGAACGCGCCCTATGAACCGTTTCTGGTGAATCGGGCGTTTTCGTTGTCTGAAGATTCGGCGTTAGCTGCGTCTCTAATGAATTTGCGCGGGCATCTGGATGCAGACATTCAAGCGTCGTTTTATATTCATGCCTTGCGCCCACGTCGTCGTTTTGAAAAATGGCCTAAGTCGTTAGAACAAGACGATGTTGCTACTATCGCTAAATACTATGGAATGGGTCGTCGTGAAGCTACTCTTCATGCGCGACTCCACACAGCCGAACAAATAACCGCGATGAAGGAAGTATTGAAACTTGGTGCTGAACCATCGCGAATTTAGCGATGGGGTCAGTTCTATGAGTTTATATAATTACGAATCAAGTTTCATCGAGGTGAAATTTCCGATTATATATGCGAACGGTCAACACGTTCCAGCCGATAATTTTTTAAAAGTAAAAGAAACCTTAACACGTATTGGCGCACCCGCATATGTAAAAACCCCTGAAGGGGATACAACAAAGATTTTATGGCAATCATGCCACATCTTACATAAAAAACAACGGTATTGGCTAGTGCATTTCAAAGAAATGTTCTTGTTAGATGGTAAAGAATCACGCACTATCATTACCGAAAATGATCTAGCTCGGCGTAATGCTATCGCACTAATTTTACAAGATTGGGGTCTTATCGAAATCCTCGATACAATGCGTGTTCATACACCACAACCAGCGCCCATTGAAACCATCAAAATCATTTCATACCGAGACAAGCAAAATTGGGAAATCAAAGCCAAATATGAAATTGGAAAGATTCATGTGTCATGAATATAAGTGACACGGGCATTAATCTGATCACGGAATTTGAAGGCTTTCGAAACACCGCATATCAAGATGGCGCGGGCGTTTGGACAATTGGGTATGGCACGACAGTTATCGATGGCCAGCCCGTCAAACCGGGAATAGTGTGTACCGAAGATGACGCAAAAGTATGGCTCAAAACGGATATGATGACGGCAACACGTGCCGTGTCAACATTGTGCAAACAACCATTAACACAAAATCAGTTTGACGCGCTCGTCTGTCTCGTCTATAATATTGGCAGTGGTAATTTCTCCGGATCGACCATTTTACGAAAAATCAATGATCCGGCACTCGGCCCTTCAGCGGTGACGCAGGATAATTTTACCGCATGGAATAAAATTAGAAACGACGGAAAACTGGTCGTGTCTAATGGGCTAACACGACGCAGAAAAGCAGAATATCAATTATTTTCAAAATGAGGACACTATGAATCCAGAAACAGCAGAATTGGGACCGCAGATTAAGATTATCAAGTTTATGTCAGGGCAGGAAGTCGTTGCGCGAGTGATCGGCGGCGACGGTATTGTGTATGTGCTTGAATCACCTCTCACTGTGCAGCCTGTTCGGCAGGGTGATAAGATTGGCATGGCACTCACACCATTTTCTCTCGCGGGCAACGCCGACAAGCAGGTCACAGTGGCAAGTTTGCATGTGACGTGTATGATGGACCCCGACGAGCAGTTCAAAACACACTATCTCGCCAATATCGCCGGTATTGAACTCCCAACGAATTCTCCCGGCCCTCGTATTAGTTTAACCGACTAATCGTTCGTCATGCCAACGGAAGTATGCTATACTTCCGTTGGTTCTATTTGTCCAATCCATATGCCATCATTTTATGATACATACACAAATATTGCGGTAATTAATAACGATATTTGTATCCGTCTTCGCCATCCTGAAACAAAACACGGTGAGTATTATAAAATCACCGACTTCACACCAACAACGTTTTCGTTAACGTCGTCAGAACACATGACCGATGGGTGGAAAACGCTTGATGGCACACCACTTCGGCAGCGAGTGCATAAAAATATCAAAACATATAATATCTACGTTGACCAAGCCGCCGCAGAAGGAAAAAAGATTTTTGGGGTCATTTCTCCGATGCATCAGTTTATGGCGTCCTACACCACATCACAGTGTGGGGTTCCATTTGATTCCATTCGCGCTGCGTTTCTGGATATTGAGGTGGAAACCACTGGAGGATTTGCCACACCAGAAAACCCATACCAGCCCGTGACCGCCATCACTGTAGAGATTTGGGGAACGTATTGGGTGTGGGGTTTTGGTGATTACACACCTACAGCTAAAAATATTAATTACACAAAATGTAAGAATGAAAACACGTTACTTACGTCGTTCATTAAATGGTGGACAACAGATTATCCTGATATTATTACGGGGTGGAATACCTCGGGTTATGACATTCCGTATATTATCAAACGAATTAATCTACTGCATAAGGATGGTCATCTGAAGTGGGATGCGCGTGTCTTATCGCCATGGAGAAAAATCACCTCTCGTTCCATTACTATCATGGGTCGCGAACAAGAATTGATTGACATCGTAGGTGTCGCCTCGTTAGATTATCTTGATTTGTATAAGAAGTTTAGCTCGACGCAGCGAGAATCATACCGACTGGATGCTATTGCTGAAGCTGAACTTGGTAAGAAGAAATTGTCATACGACGAGTATGGGTCGTTGCAAAAACTTGCGGAAGAGGATTATCAGAAATTCATTTCGTATAACATCACCGACGTTGAACTCGTACGGGCGCTGAATAATAAGTTGCACCATCTAGACTTGTGTGTGCAGATTGCCTATGGTGCCCGCACCAATTATGTGGACACATTCAAACCTGTCCGTTTGTGGGATGCCATGATGTATTACGAGTTGTTCTCTAAACACATTGCTGTCCCTACCAAGATCGACCAACAAAAAAATGTCGATTTTATGGGTGCATATGTAAAAGTTCCGATTGTTGGTGAACATTCATGGGTGGTGTCTTTCGACGTGAATTCACTATATCCGTCTATCATGCGGCAGTGGAACATCAGTCCAGACCGGCATTTATCCATCGAATGGCTGCGTAATCGGTTGACCCAAATTGAATACGAAGACGTTAACACAGATATTCAAGTATTTTCGAGTGAAGAATGCACTCCGAGAGAATGGATTACGAACGTATCATCGGACGATATAAAAATTGTTCGGTGGGCATTACAATCACTCATCGAATATCTCGAAACCAGTGATATCGATAGTATGTTGCGTGATATCTCCGCGCATGATGACCCATGGCCGTGGCTGCGCGTATTATCAGTCACAGTGTCTCCAAACAAGCAAGCATTTCGCGTTGACCATATTGGGTTTTTGTCGGAAATGTTGGCCGCGTTATATAATGAACGGTCTGCAAATAAAAAAATTGCAACAAATGCCAGCAAAGAAGTTGAGCGCATTGAGCATATTCTAAAAGAACGAGGAGTACAATTTTAATGGAACCCCCTCTTGAAGAGTTATCGACTGAAGAATTATTAAAGAAACGTAGTGAACTTAAGGCGTTAGCTATTCGCGCCAACCTTCAGCAAACTACGCAAAAAACCGTCTTAAATTCTGTGTATGGTTCATATGGCAGTCCATACTTTCGGTTTTTCGATTTGCGGCAAGCGGAAGCAGTTACCATGGTCGGACAAACTATTATTCGATTTGTCGCAAATTCAATCAATGAATATTTGAACAAACAATTCGGGACGAGCCGAGACTATGTTATCGCCAGTGATACCGATAGTGTGTATTTAAAACTATCTATAGCTGTTGCCAATATGACAAATACCGATGCTATTATCGAGTATCTTGATAAGTATTGTGAAACCGAGCTTCAAGAAGTCATTGATAATGCGTTTAAAAAGATTGGTTATGTCTTCAACACTCAAGAAAACGTACTAGCGATGAAGCGGGAAGCCATTGCTGAGTATGGCATTTGGACTGCGAAGAAGCGATATCTTTTGTGGTTACATGACAATGAAGGTGTACGATACGATCCTCCAAAGCTTAAAACAGTAGGCGTTGAAGTTGTTCGCTCGTCCACCCCAAAGATTGCGCGTGATCATTTAAAGAAAGCGATTGAATACTTTATTTTGCGTGATGAAGATAGTTTTTATAAACTCATTGAAACCGTTGAGCATGAGTTCATGACTCGCCCATTTACAGATATTGCATCGCCGCGCACCTGTAGCAAGATGGACAAATATCCGATATTACCGAATGGGGCGTTCAGCCTAAAAACGCCTATTCAAGTGAAAGGTTCGTTGATTTATAACAAACTCATCAATGAACTTAACCTTGAACAAAAGTATCCACTCATCCGTGAAGGTGAAAAGATTCGATTTTGCTATCTCAAAGAACGCAATCCGTTAGGTTGTAACGTTATCGCGGCACCGCATATATTACCGACCGAGTTGAATTTAGAAAAGTTTATTGACCGTCGTGAACAATTTGAGAAGACGTTCGTTGCACCACTCGAAAAAATTATTGCGTATGGTAATTGGTCGGTGCATCCAAACGTCACGCTATTTTAACAATTCATAAAAATATCTAGTATACTAAGCAACAGGAGAACAAAAGACTATGTCATTTTTTAAATCGATTATCAAGGATCTTCCAGCAATGACTTCAATGGCGGTGGATGGCACAAGCTCATCTGAATTTGATGGGTATGTCGATACCGGCAGTTATACATTAAATGCGGCATTGAGCGGTTCCATTTTTAATGGAATCCCAAATAACAAAGTGACCGTATTTGGAGGTGACCCCGCAACCGGTAAAACATTCTTTGTGCTGGGTATTATCAAGCAATGGCTTACTGATAACAAGGAAGGGTATGTGTTTTATTGTGACACGGAAAGTGCGGTCACCAATAAAATGCTTGAAGACCGAGGGATTGATTTAACCCGCGTAATTAAATCCGAACCTGAAACGATTGAACAGTTTCGGCAAACAATTTTACAGCTACTTGATAAGTATATGGAAGTACCAATCAAGCAGCGAGAGCCATTGCTGATCGTGTTGGACTCACTCGGTAATCTGTCTTCCGTAAAGGAAGTGGAAGACATTCGTGCTGAGAAAGACACTCGCGACATGACGAAGGCTGGTTTGATTCGCGGCACTTTCCGTGTGCTTCGGTTGCGCCTCGCTAAAGCGAATGTGCCGATGGTCGTCACCAACCATGTGTATTCTGTCGTCGGCGCGTATGTTCCCACCAAGGCACTGAGCGGTGGTAGTGGGCTAATTTACGCCAGTGATTGTATTGCGATGCTTTCCAAGTCAAAGGAACGCGACAAGGAACGTAATGTCGTCGGGAACATTGTGAAAATCAGAATGGAAAAGTCACGTCTCAGCAAAGAAAACTCTGAGGTAGAAGTACGTATTTCGTATTCGGGTGGACTTGATCGTTTCCATGGTATTTTGGAAATGGCAGTCGATGCTGGTATGGTTGAAAATAATAATGGTCGATATCTCTTTCCCGGTTTTGAAAAAACAGCAACAGCTAATAAGATTGCAGAATCACCAACAACATATTTCACACCAGACTTCCTGAAAAAGTTGGACGAAAATTATGTACAACCAAACTTTAGTTATGGACGAATTGTCGCTACACAGAATGAACCAATTCTTGAAGAAGAATAAGAGAGTTAAACCGTATGATTGAACCGATGATTTTAGCAAATTTAGTAAAGGACGAAGAATATACGCGGAGAGTCTTGCCCTTTCTTAAAGCTGAATACTTCACCACGGCTTCGGGGAGAACTATCTATACCATCATCAATCAGTTTGTGTTAGCGTATAAAATTCCACCAACATTTGATGCCATCGAGATTGAATTAGAAAAATCGTCATTGAATGGAAACGCACACGCAGATGCAAAAAAACTCATTGTTGATATTACACAGATTCTAAAGATTGATGACTCCCGAAGACCGTGGCTCATGGATGAAACAGAAAAGTTCTGTAAACAACGAGCTATTTATTTGGGAATTGCTGAAGCGATTGAACTCATCGATAGCACACCAGAAAATGCGGCGTCCGTTCCGGATATTCTCAAAGAAGCATTATCGGTTGGGTTTCGAACTAATATTGGTCATGATTATTTTGAAGATATCGAAACACGATACAATCTCTATCATCAACAACGAACCACAATTCCGTTTGATTTAGAACTCTTTAACAAAATCACACGGGGTGGATTATCACCTAAAACATTAAACGTTATTGTTGCAGGCACCAATGTAGGAAAATCTCTGTTTCTGTGCCATGTGGGCGCATCGACAATAGCACAAGGTAAGAATGTGTTATATATCACGTTGGAAATGGCAGAAGAACGTATCGCTCAACGTATTGATGCAAATCTTCTTGATGTAACCATGGATACGTTGGAACAAATGCCATTAAAAACCTATCAAAATGCTTTTGAAAAGTTACAGCAACGACAAAAATTTGGAAAGTTGATTATCAAGGAATACCCGACGAGTGCTGGTCACATTGGTCATTTTCGCGCATTGCTTGATGATTTGGCATTAAAGAAGAAATTTGTTCCTGATTTATTGATTGTCGATTATATCAACATTTGTGCTAGTGTCCGGTTTAAAGCAAACGGACAAACTAACTCATACACCTATGTGAAGTCTATTGCAGAAGAGTTGCGCGGTTTGGCGGTCGAATATAATGTTCCGTGTTTAACCGCAACACAGTTCAACCGAGAAGGTTACGACAC